CAACGAGAGAAAGTGCTTGCTCTTCGAGATTAGTCACTTTACCAGTATATCTCTGAGATTCAATCATTTCTTGTGCTTGTTTAGGTGTAGTCACACCCCACATTTTGTTGAATGTCCACATATTAAATGGAAGTGAGTAAATCTCATCCTTGTAGTTTGCTACTGGATTTAACTGAAATTGATTGAACTCAGCAAATTGGGTTATATAATCCCAAATTCGTTTATCATTGGTATGGAAGATGTGTGGTCCATATGTGTGAACGTGGATACCTGCAACATCTTCGGTATATGAATTACCACCAATATGCTTTCTCTTTTCAAGAACAACAACACTCTTACCCCTCTTATTGAGTTCGTAAGCGCATATTGCCCCAAAGAAACCAGACCCAACAATTATGTAATCGTATTTAGACATTACTTAATGCAATTTCGTGTAGTTCGTTACAAAGCGTACCAGTATCTTGGTATGCTGAATTTTCGATAAAGAATGAGAATTGAGGGAATGGGTTTATACGACCTTCCATTGTAAGGATAGATGTAACTTCCAACATATTACCCCATTGTTCAATTCTACGATAGTATTGAGCCAATTTTACAAAATGTTCATTTCGACTACCATTGAACTTACCTGCGGCTCTTAGATAGAATAACATTTTATCATATTCACCCAACCACTCATATGCCTCGCCAATCAACAAACAAGCGTAGTATCCCATATCATCTGGCATAGCAGGGTAATGGGTGTTCTTAAAGTCGTGTTTTTTGTTGAGGTAACAATCAAAGTAGAATATACATCTACGAGCATACTCATCTGAGTGGTCTTTACCAAATGGTAGATTACCCACATCGCGATACCCATCATTGTAAGACTTACCAATATACCAAAGGTGATACTCATCCTCTAATACCAAATTAGTAGGTACTTTATCCAGCTCCAAAGTCAAACCATCGGTGATGAACTTCATTGGTGCCATCCAAGTATCACCATCATTAGTAATGATGTGTCTGAATGACTTAGGTAGATTCATTCGTTGGAACTCCTCACCTACTTCAGGTAACCAAATAGTTTCGTGTCTTTTATCGTGAGCAAAGTACCAAGGTCGATTTGCGTTCCACATCCAAGTACGGAAGTAGAGTGAATTACCAGGGTCTGCTACGATGTTCCACGAATCTATTGAGGTATCATTTAAGATAGTCCAATCAAAGTCATCATCAACTTGTAATTGTTCATCAGCATCCATGCGAAGAATCCAATCACAGCCGTGGTCTGCTTTTAGAGCAGTTTGTAGAGTGTGGTCACGATTCCAACCTGGATAGTCCCATTCTACAAAGTATGTAAACCCAGGAACACCATTTGACTGAAAGAACTCATCAATAATATCTTTAGTTCTATCATTACCATTACATTGAATTACATAGTAGTCAATGTGTTTCACAACTGAGTCTAACATTCGTTGAATGGTTGCTTCCTCGTTACCAACCATTCCATTTAGACAAATTTTTGTAGTTTTCATAACTTATACGTTTAGATAATCGGCCTCTGAGCGTGCTCCTACGATTCGTTTTACTTCTTGTCCATTCTCCAACAAAACAACAGTTGGGATGTTTCTTACATTATATTGTTGAGCCATTTCTGAGTTCTCATCAACATTTACTTTTTGAACTGGAATCGTGTTGTTTACTCGTTCCATCACTGGACCTAACATTCTACAAGGTCCACACCAAGGGGCACTAAAATAAAGATACTGTTTCATATTATTCCTTTTTATTTACTTATTCTTAATGAGTGGGGGGTAGCGAATCCCCCACTCAAATCCGTGAACTTTCACGGTCCTAAGATGAGGTCTTCAAACCCCAACTCGGTTATCCATCACACGAGACACAATCTGGGTCAGTTGCTTTCATAGCAATATCACCACGAAGTACTGACTCAGTTCTCATATAATAGAGTGTTTTGATTCCCTGCTTCCATGCTTCCATATGGACTTGGTTAATCCACTTTGGAGATGCTTGTGATGGGAATGCTAAGTTTAATGATACTGCTTGGTCGATGTATTGCTGTCTCACACCTGCTTGTCTCACCAACTCCAACTGATTGATTTCCTTGAATGTCTTAAATACATCCTTTACCCAATCTACTTGTTTGTTTTCAATCACTTGAGGGTCAATGTCCTCTTTTTTAGTAAGTTTACCATCGACATATCCCCAATTATCCAACTCATCCAAACCTTGAACCGAACCACCATCAGCAAGAATCTGGTCCCAAGTATCTTTGTTGTTCATACTCATCTTACGAAGTGCACGTTCCAACTCGGTGTTCTTACGAATGAATGTTCCTTTAGCAGTTTGTTCGGTGAATACGTTTGCAGCCCAAGGTTCGATACCTGCGGATACATTACCACTCAACTTTGAGTTTGATACCGTTGGTGCAATTGCTCTAAGGTGAGTATTTCTCATACCTGTACCAACACACCAAAGTGGTTCACCATATTCGTTAGCCAAATCACGAGATGCTCTATCAGACTCAATCTTGATTTGAGAGAAGATTTTACGAGTCTCGAATTGAGCAGGAAGACCTTCAAATGCCATACCTTTTTGTTGTAAGTATGTGTGCCACCCCAATACACCTAAACCAAGTGCTCTACCCTTCTCTGCTGAACGAACCGAATTCTCAAATCCTCTCATATTCTTTGCTCTCTGAATGAACTCTTCGAGTACACCATCCAAGAACCAAGTTGCAGTGTAGATAAGGTCAGTATCCTTCCACTCATCGTATTTAGCAAGGTTTACTGAAGACAAACAACATACGAACGAGTGTGACTCATCAGTATGAAGTACAATCTCACTACAAATGTTGGTCATAAAGACCTTCAATGAGTTTTGTTTGTATGCTTCGGGGTTTGCTTTGTTCACATTACCCTTATACATAATGTAAGGTTCGCCAGTTGCTTTTCTCTTCTGAAGTACCTTACCCCATCTTCTACGTGCTTCAGGGTCACCATCTTCAAGTTTTCTCATAAACTTGTCACCCACAACTACTGCTTGGTGTAAGTTCAAACATTGGCGATTTACATCACCCTTTGGTTCACGAATTTCAACCCACTCATCAAAATCTTCGTGTTCGATGTTTAGGTTTACCGATGCAGCACCTCTACGAACTGCCCCTTGATTAGTTGCAAGGATTGTAGAGTCATAGATTTTAGCAAATGGTACTACACCATCACTCGTTCCGTTATCGGTAATTGGAGCACCTGCTGGTCTGATTTGGTTGATACCAATACCAACACCACCACCATGCTTTGCCAATAACATCAACTCTAAGTTCTTCGTACCAATGTCTTGAATTGAATCTGCTACATCAATACCAAAACACGAGATAGGTAGACCTCTATCAGTACCCATATTCGATAGAACTGGTGATGCGAGGTTCAACCACCCTCTCCAAATATAATCAAAGAACTTTGATGCGAGGTGAGGTTTTCTTAGTCTTCGTGCTGCTGCCGTAGCAACTCTCCAATAAGCATCTTTTGGTTTTTCACCAACAAGTAGATACCCTTTAGAGATTGTCTTTACATAAATTTCCGTGTTTGCCCAAGTAGGAAAGTCAACTCCCAACTCCCAACCCAGGTCTTCTCCATAATTTTTTACTGCCATAACTAATTAAAATATATCATCCCAATCTTCACCTTCATTTGCCTTCGAGTAGTCAGTTGGTCTTACTGCGAAGAAGTCGGTATGGGTTGTTCCCCCAGTCAAATGGTAGAACCACTCCAACTCATTTGCCGAGTCTTTACTGAATTCTATGATTTGACCTTCGTAACCTAATTCATTGTATTTTTCATTTACTCTTCTTCTGATGAAGTTTACAAGGTCTTTCTTTTTTAGATTTTCCAAGTCACCCATTTCAAACATCTTATCGATGTATTTGAGTTCCAACTCCAACATAATCTTAGCAGCTTCTTCTACTGCGTCTTTTGCCTCTAATTTGAGCTCTGGGTATTCATCACACATATGTCTGAATAGTTGACATCCCATTTTAGAGTGTAGTGACTCATCACGAACCGACCACTTCATTTGTTGACCAATGCCCTTCAACATATTTCTCATTTGGAATGAGTACAATACTGCGAATGAAGAGTAAAGTGCAACTCCTTCGGTGAATGCTGAGAAGATTGCAAGTGAACGTGCCACTTCTCTTCGTGCTTCTGCATTTACTTTGAGGTCTTCCCAAGTGTAACGATTTTCGATGTTAGCAAGGTTCTCAAATCTATCAGCAGTTGCTGGTTCGTGTAGGAATGCTTCGAAATCTTCTAATCCGAGTGATTCATTCAAATATGAGTATGCCGTTGCGTGAATAGTTTCTTGTGAACCAAACATCATAGCCATTTGCTTGATTTCGTGTTTAGGAAACCACTCAGTTACCCATCCTGTCCAATAATCGGATACAGCACATTCCGTTTGTGCAAACCCAAGTAGGATATTACCTACCAAGTTCTTTTCTTCGACTGACAAATTTTCATTCCAATCTTTAATATCACCTTGCATTGGTATTTCGGTATGCAACCAAAATGCTTGTGCTTGTTTCAACCACCCTTCGGTGTAGTACTCTGGATATTCAAACGGCTTAAAAGGTATACGATTATCAAATAGACCCATACTGGCTCCTCTTTATATTGTTAGACATAATGTTAATTGGGGTGGTAATATATAGTCTCTAAAAACCAATATCCCCACTCATTTCTTTATATTTTTGTGCTAATTCTTTTCTTACTAAACTCTCCCCTTGTTTCATCTGGTTTGAGGTCTTTCTACCATCAATGGAATCATCGTTATATATGTGAATTTGACCAGTTGAGAAGTTTGCTTTGGATGGGAATGTCATACCATCAGGCCCAAAACGATTCTTAATAACGTGCCATCTACCAGTCCCAGCAAGTTTGTCTTCAATCTTACGAGATAGTGATACCACAAAATCAGCAGTCATCATTTTTGAGAATGACCCAGCAATCTTCGTACCTGTAATAATGTCATCTTCTGCACCACTTCTATTGATTTGAGATGCCGTGAATACTGGAACTTCATACTCACCTGCCAAACCTCTAAGGTCTTCGATGATTTCTTCCAACTCCTCGTGTCTCTTTTCTTTAGATGGACCACGAAGTAGGTCAGCGTAATCCACAATCACCAAATCTGGCTTCTTACCTTGTAGAGTCATTTTATCCATATGTGCTTTCAATGAATTCACACTTGCGGTTTTGGTTGGATAATGTTTTACAACAAGGTCACCTGGAACATTCTCCACTGCCTTCTTAACATCTTCCATATTGTATTTGAGGTTTCCTACTGCAACTCCACTTAGAACTGCATCATATCTTTGACCAGTATAACCTTCATTCAATTCCAAAGTATAATGTGCAACTATCTTACCCTTCTTCATTGCGTTTACACCAATGTTGACCAAAGACCACGATTTACCAATTCCTGGTGGAGCTGCAAATAGGATTAACTCACCTTTACCAAATCCACCTTGTGTAATTTCATCAATAACATCCCAACCAGTAGACACCACATTACGAACACTATCTTCATATCTCTCCACAATCATACTCTTGTATTCGTGTCCAATGTCCGAATCTTGACCTGCTTTCATCGCAGTATCAATGTTTTTCTTGATGGTCTCATACTTACCATCCTCTAATAGAGACACCGAATCTAAGATTGCGTTCTTAATTGATTGGTTCTTACAAAAGTCAAGGACTTGTTCTTTTACATAGACTAAATCATCACTTGATAGATGATTCCAAGCAAATTTGAGCGTATCTACAACTGATACCTTCAATACATCCCTCTCAATGGTGTTTATCTTGACTTTAAGGACATCTAAGGTTGGCATTGTCTCATACTCATCAAAATATTTTAGAATGGTTTTAACTAACCACTCAGATGCCTCCGAATCAAAGTATTCTGCTTTTAGGATATCATAGATTTGTCGAGTAAACGACCTATCTGATAATATAGCGGATATTACCTTATTCTGAAATGATGTACTAAACTTACTTCCTAACTTCTCCATATAGAATCATATTGTACAAATATACAACATATTTTCGTATTTACCAAATCTTAATTCAACAAAAGTGGTTCTTTGTAAAAATAACCTTCACTTCTACGTTTCTTATGCTTCTCAAATGGGTATTGTATAACTTGTTTATACAATCCATCCACATACTCAAAGTGAGACAAATCAGCAGCCTCACCATTTCGTTTGAAGTTGTTACTCAATCTATAACACTCATAAGTGGCATCAAACCCACCATATTTAGAATATAAGTGTTGTGGCCATAGAGCAGGACACCAAAGTGGGTCTACAAATAATTTTAATTCAAACCCCACTCTTACCATTACCTCTAAAACTTCTTTAATCTTTATAGAGTCAAACTCCCCAATGATAAGTAAATCAATATCCCAAGATACCCAATCTTCTAATAAGCCACCCGAGACATAAAATTTATAATCACTTATATATTGAGATTCAGTTAGTATTCTATTGATTAGGGTTTTGAATAATGGGTGCTCCTTACCACCAATACCAAACCACCCAACACCTTTGTAAGTGTGGTATTCCATTTCACCACTCCAAACCTCAGTTTTTAGGTCACTTAGCATTTCTCAAAAATCCATCTAATGACAAAAATGAGTTTCTTAACCAAGAATCTACATTTGAAAATGCAGTATAGAGTTTATCATACATAAACATCTTCTTAAATTCCACTATGTCAAAATTAGATTCGTGAGAGTCCATAATCTCTCGTATATTTGATTTGATAGATGATGATATTTCAGGGTCTTTGAGCTGCATCAACTGATAGTTCATCTCAATCGTTGTCACATTTTCAGTCAACTTTTGTGACAATTTCTCATCACACTCTGAATTGACCTTCTCCATAAACCCATCTAAAGTTAATTCATCCTCATTTAGGAATGACATTTTATTTAGAATTGTCTTAGGACCAACACCACGAACTCCCTCTATATTATCGGACTTATCACCCTCTAAACAACGATAGAACACGAGGTTCTGAGGTTTTACCCCATAATCTTCCATTACCAATGCCTCATCGTACATTTTCTTTTTAGTAGGGGCCCATACTTTGATTCGTGGGTTTACCAATTGAAGAAAATCCTTGTCTGATGAGATGATTGTGACTTCTTTCTTAAAATAGTGATTTGCAAGATATGCGATGATGTCATCTGCTTCTACATAATCAATATAGGTGAGGGAAATGGGTAGGACTTGGAGATACTCAATCAATCGAGTAAATTGCTTTCTCATAGATTCTTGTTGGTCTTCCAAGTCCTCGTATCCTGCCAATCTATTGATTTTAGTCAGACCAGTACGACCTTCCTTATAACCTTTATACATTGACTTTCTACGATTTGACCCACCCTTACCATCAAACACGATAACAACCCGTGTAGGTTTCAATCTTCGGATGGTTGCAGCGGTGGACAAGAGGAATCCTGTCACACCACCACAATGTTCTCCATCATCATTCAACGCAGGGACTGCCCCAAATACTCTAATGAACTGATTTAGCCCATCTATAATCAAAACTCGGTCATTTAGACTTTCATCTTTCTTTACATTATGTTCTTGACTCACTTCTTTGAGGAGTTCTGCGTATCTATTATTCATCGAAATCTGCTACTTCTATGTTATCTATGTTTGATTCTGCGCTTGATTGTTTGTAAGACATAATGTATGCATCACAAATTTGATTGTAGATTGACTCCTTAACTTCAGGTCGTTCTGCCAAAATGTCTTCGAAGTTCTTGGCTTGGAATTTGATTTCCTCACCAGTCTCTTTATCTACATAAGTGTACCAAGCACCACTTTGATTTACCAACTTGTAACTCTTCATCATTTGTAACCAAGAACCATAGTTGTCGATACCACTATCAAAGTAGATATCGTAATCCACCGAACGGAGAGGTGGTCCCATACGATTCTTGATGACTTGAGCACGGGTCTTAATACCCACAACTTGGTCAACACCACCAACCTTTGACTTCAACTGACC